AATCGACTGGTCGCTGTTCCCAACTTACGAGAGAGGTGACACCACCGAGGGCGCGAAGACTGCGGCCTGTGTCGGTGACGCCTGCGAGTTGTGAGCAGTAAATCATGGTGGGATGCAGACCATCCTCCCGAGGGTGTTCGCTCTAGCGCTCTTAGAGATGCAGGGCGATGCAGACCGCCAGAAAAAGTTTATGTCCACTCACGTTCCCGAGCACCTTCGGGAACTAACTCGAACCCATTACAAGAACGCACTCGCATTAGGAAAGAGCGATGAAGAAAGATAACCTTAGAGATCAGATAGCCAAGGAGACGGAACGATTCTTACGGGGAGGGTAAGCGCATTGAGAAGCTACCCACGGAAAGAGTCTGCCCCGAAGGCATGGAGTGGATCGCGGAGCGCGGCATGGACTACACCACTTGGGATCAACCGGGGATCACCAGAGTGGGAGCAGAGCCGTGAGCCTGATCCAGAGGAGGAGAATTTTCATGGATGAAGAAATAGGAGAGATCGAAATGTTAGCTGACTTTGACGACGCCCTGTTGGGTTGTGTCTACGCAGAGGATGGCACCCCAGTCGCCTGCTACTCAAGCGAGGTCGTAATGATGCGACTCGCTGAGGAGGGTTACGGGGAAGATGAAGCCCTGGTTGGATTACGTGGAGGAGATTACCACCGGGATGAAACTGATATGGATTCATCCAATCGAGTTTGAGCCTAGCTTCACACCGACCAAGGGTGGTCATCTAAGGTTGGTGCATTAATGGCCTTCGAGAAGTCGGTGGTCATCGACTCTAAATCAATGGCCCAGTCCGAGTGGCAACAGATGCCGGAGTTCGTTCACGGAAAAGCAGGAGCCGTTCGCGCAGATCATTTTCCGTTTTGAGACTGAGGATGATCTCGACGCCTTCGCTGAACTGATCGGCCAGAAGCTGACAGGCAAGACTAAGTCGGCATGGCATCCACACCGCCCGCACAGAGACCCAGAGAGGAGGATCTACAAGTGACTCCACGCTACCCGATCTTTATTGTGTCGAAGGGTAGGTGGGGAGAACATGTTGACAGCCCGTGCCCTTGATAGCATGGGCGTGCCGTATCGGTTAATCGTCGAGGCCGCAGAGAGGGATCTATACGCGGCCAAGTACTCGTGCCCGATACACGTACTGCCCCAGTCCTACCTAGACGACTACGACACCTGCGACGAATTAGGTGACAGTAAGTCTAAGGGACCGGGGTGCGGCACGCAACTACGCATGGGATCTATCTACCGAGGAAGGATTCAAACGCCACTGGGTAATGGACGACAACATCGACGCGTTCCACTACCTGAACAGAAACAAGAAGTGGGTCATCCGGTCGGGCAAGACTCTCTGCGCGGCAGAGGACTTCACTGACAGGTACGCCAACGTCCCGATCTCGGGACTCAACTACTACTCGTTCTGCAAGCGGACTGATGCGGTGCCACCGTTCGTGGCTAACACCAGAATCTACTCGTGCTTGCTCATCGAGAACTCTGCACCATATCGGTGGCGCGGTAGGTACAACGAGGACACAGACCTATCGCTCAGAGTCCTGAAGGACGGGCTTTGCACGATTCAGTTTAACGCGTTCCTCTGCGGCAAGGTGACCACTCAGCGGATGAAGGGCGGCAACACTGAGGAATTCTACAAGGGTGAGGGAACTCTACCCAAGTCTCAGATGATCGCTGACCTCCACCCAGACGTTGCCAAGGTTGCTTGGAGGTTTAACAGGTGGCACCACAAGGTTGATTACCGGCCATTCAAAAAGAATGCGCTGATCAGGACTGTGGATGTCCCCAATGGAATTAACGACTACGGAATATACGAGGTGACGCCATGAGTTTTAGAGGCATCAAGCGTTTGACCGCCGATAAGCCACATGAGCGATGTCATGCGGAAGAAGGCTGGTTTCATTTGCCAGCTTACCGGCAAAGACTATAGCGACAAACCGCAAGGTCTACAGCTATCCCACTTCATTGCCCGAGGCAATTGGAGTGTCCGATTCGACCCTAAGAACTGTCTCGTGCTGTCCGCATGGGCACACAAGGAGATGGAGGGTCACCCTGTAAATCACATAGCGCTGTGGCGCGAAATTCATGGAGGAATTTATGGCCGATCTGAAAGCGACGCTGAACTCAATGCGCTTCTGGGCCGCTCAACCTGCACCGAGCGAGCCAAGTACGCCCGAGCCAACCACGACAAAATCGGAAAGCACTATCTCCGAATCAGCAAAGAAATCGACACGCTCACGGAAGAGGAACTCGAACAATATGAAATCCACCCCCCAATCTACAGAGACCACGCGCCCTTCCTCAGTTAGAGGTAAGCGCATCATGGTGATACCGGACACTCAGGTGAAACCGGACGTTAACACTGACCACCTAGAGTGGGCCGGGGAAATATGCGGTGAAGATGAAGCCGGACGTGATCGTTCACCTCGGCGACCACGCAGACTTCCCCTCGCTGTCCTCGTGGGACAAGAAGGGCGGCAAACACATGGAGGGCAAGCGCATAATGGCAGATTTTGAGAGTGCCAATAACGCGTGGGCCAGACTGAATGCGCCAATCGATAAGGAGATAGCGCGACTAAAGAAGGGGAAGCGAAAAGCCGGTTGGAATCCTCGGAGGGTGATCACGTTAGGAAACCACGAAGACCGCGTGACACGTTTTGTGAATTCTGACGCGGCATGGGAAGACGTTATCAGCTTAGACATGCTCGACTATGAGAGGTCAGGCTGGGAGGTGTTCCCGTTCCCTGGGCGCCATGCGAGATTGAGGGCATAGCATTCGTTCATTACGTAACTTCCGGGGGGTCATGGGACGCAGTATTTCAAGCGCCCGTGCTGGACTGACGAAGCGACACCAGTCGTTCGTTCAGGGTCACGTGCAGACTCGCGACATAGCGGAGACCAGCGACGTGCTAGGCCGACGTAGAATTGGACTCATGGCAGGAATATTCTACTCCCACCAGCTAGGAATCGTACTTAACCAGCCAGACCGGGGACGGATACAACGTGGTCGGGCATCTGGATGCTTCACGATTGCAAGGCCGGGGGAGTTCGATTACATGCCAGTGTCCTACGCCTACCTGCAAGACAAGTATGGTTGAAGTCCGGCTGACGCCCGCCGAGATGCTCCTCGGGGCACAGGCGGGTGCCATGCGGCAGATCGAGAATCTAAAGACCAACGGATCGAAGCCGACTCATGGATTAGAGACCAACGCCAAGGACTGGCAACTTCACATCGAAGGCGTGCTCAAGGAGCAGGCCGTCGCTAAACACCTGAACCGCTATTGGAGCGGCAAGGGGGAGAGAGGTGACGTAGACGTTGATGACGTAGACGTGCGTAGCACTGAGTACCGGAACGGTTGCCTCATCATTCACAAGTCAGACCCCGACGACAGGTTCTTCTACCTCGTTACGGGGATCAACGGCAACTACCAAATACACGGCGGCATGTTCGCCAGAGAGGCGAAGCAGGAAGAATTCTGGCGGAGTGACCTACCCCGACCGGCCTTTTTCGTGCCTCAGAAATCGCTGTATTTGATGAATGGTAACGCGCGCTAACTAATTGCAGGCATGGAGGTTTGTATGGAAAAAGAATGGGTTATGGAAGATCGCAACCGTGACATGTGGTCGATAGTGAACGACGTTTCTCGTGTAGAAGAGATACCGATCAGTTCAATCGTATCGCTCGCTGAGGATCACGGCCTTCCTTGTCAGGACTTCGTCGAAAAATGGGAGGCACTACTCGACGCGAGTCACGAACTTATCAATAGAGCGGAGGATTTAATGTGAGATATAACGCGACACTTTACTTTAACACTAAGCAATCAGCACTAGACGCTGGTTACTGCGATGCAATGATGGTCGACGACGATGAGCCAGAGGGTGGCTACTTCACGGTGATCACCTTCTTCGCTGACGGCTACGAGGTTGAGCAGGACAACGACTTGTTCGAGGTGGCTGTATGAGCATCAGGGACGTTTCATCAGTCAGGCTCAACGACGCCACGCCGGAAGAGTGGGACGCGGTCAACAGGCCACGCCACTACACCACGTCGGAAGTCGAGTGCATCGATTATATTCACATGATGCTAGGCTCGGGCGTTAACGATTATTTGCGAGGCCAGGGTATACAAATATATGCACCGCCACCAATTTAAGGGCGCGGAATTGGAAGACTGCAAGAAGGCGCAGTTCTATTTATCGCGCCTCATATATGAACTCGAACAGGGAGGTTAAATGGATAAGGTTAATCGCTACATCAAGTTGTCGCGCAAGGACGTTAGCGCAGGAGTAGAGCAGAAAGGTGGCCTGTCGTATCTGAGTTGGGCTTACGCGTTCAACGCGTTGTTCGAGGAGTATCCGAACAGCACGTACTACTTCACCGAGCCAATGACGTTCCCTGACGGGACGATGATGGTCAAGACCGGAGTCACGGTGGGAGACATCACCCACGAGATGCAACTGCCGGTCATGGATCATCGAAATAAAGCAGTCAGCAATCCAGATAGCCGATTGGTGTCAGACAATACCATGCGGTGCCCTGGTGAAGACGATTGCCATGCACGGGATTGGTATGGGTTTGTACCTGGGAGACCTCAAGCACGTGGTAGCTGAGTCTAGCTTCAGCAAGGCGGAGCAACTGATCGCCGCGCAGGACGCTAGTGGCTTTCACGAGTTCGTGCACGTCACGCTGGGTGAAGTCGAGCGAGTGGATATCTTTAATGATGCCCCGCCCGGTCGCAAAACTGCATTTAAAAACGAATGGCGTCAGTTGCTGTCCACGGCCAATACGTTTTTGGATGAGGTGAGTGCCAGTATCACGGACGCACACCAGCAAGACAGTCTCTCGCTCCTGCAAGAGACCATCGGTGAACTAACCTCTTACGAGAGGAAGGCAGTGTTCGGTCGTCTAACTGACGCCGAGAAAACTTTTGTTAAACAGGCAAGGAGTGCCGCATAAATGAAGCAATTTAAAAAGGTAGTAGCTACGGTAGGAAAGTATACTGACGCGAATGGTCAGGAAAAGAATCGGTACGTGACAGTCGGTCGAGCGTTCATACGCGAAGACAAGAGCGTGTCGATCAAGGTGGACTCGATGCCAGTAGGCCCAGAGTTCAGTGGGTGGCTAAACCTGTATGACCTCGATGAGGATCGTCAGGGTCAGGCACCAGCACGGGCGGCACCAGCGCCTGCACCAGCGGCGGCAGATGAAGACCTTCCGTTCTAATGTCTGACGTTGCCGCAGTGGTACTGGGGATTGCTTTGCAGTCTCCAGTACTACCCTTCACACTTTGCTTCAATGACAGTTGTGTCGATTACCAATGTGACACACCACCATCGGTATCTCTCTGCGGAGAGATTGCGAGAGTTCACACCCCGTGCCTACCGCTAAACCTAGTATGCAAAGACCAAGGTTACGCGGAGACATGCACGGTCAACGGGATCACGGTCACGCAGATGCCAAACAAGCAGGGCGTCATACTCGGAGCCAACGGGACGACAGGCAATTGCATCGACATTGCTCAGACCGGAGACAAGCACGAGATCAAACTAGAGACAGGAACCTAACATGAAAACAAAGGAGGATTTATGAAAAGCCAGCGCGTGTGGCGTCCATTGAACACGGTCGGGTTGATCCTGATCGGAGCAGTAGTAAGTTTTGTCTGCATCTACAGCATACTAGATCTAAGTCGCGTCTGTAGTGCCCTGTGAGAGCCTGAGAGCCGCTGTGAGAGACGATAGGGGTAACCCGCACGTCTACTATAGGTACAGCGAATCGGCCTCTAAAGGCGCATAGAGCGCCCTGAGTACCTCCCCCGAAATCACCGTGTATACAGCTTGGACGCCAGTATTTGCGTGTGCCACAAGGACGTGGCCGTGAGAGTAGGGGGCTATTTAGGAGTTATATCACCTCAAACAGGCCGTCCGGTCTGTAGACACCACTCTCTGGCGCTTCAGCCAAATCAAACAATCCCCTGATGACACTTCGCAGTGCTGTTGGCACTGCTAACTCATTCTCACCAGTCACGATGTTCTGCCTGAAGGGCAGGAAATTTCCGTAGTCGTACATTGGATCTTCCTGATAATCGATCCCGAGATTCTGCATGTTCTCGGCAACGCCCTCTTCGTGGTTATGAAGCTGTGCTGACAGCATCTGATTGTCGCCGCCTCCGGGGCACACCAACCGCCCTCACCTTCGGCATGGTCTCGCTCTCGTACTGCTTGAAGCGCTTGGCCCACTCATCGTCAGCCACCTGAAAGCCATCGCCACGCTTGTTAGCCGCATCTACAGCCTGCTCGTGCGTGTATGGCTGAGGCTCGTGCTTACCATTGGTGGTCTCTCTCCTCATGTTGTCGTACATGCCATTGAACATTTGCCCAAAGGGCACAGGGTTCTCTAGCCTGCCGACGTACTCTCCGGGCATGACGTGGCTGTAGGTATCGTGCCAGTCGTCCGCGTACACGTCCTTAGTTAGGTCTGGCTTATAGATTGACATGCCAGAGTCGCCAAGGTTCAGGTCTATGAGTCCATCGTGTGACGCCGCGTCTACAGCTTCCTTGTAGTTAGGGAAGCCCTTGTCACGGAACTCAGCCTTGCCCATGAGCGTGCTGTACTCGGTTCTTCGCTTGCCGATATTAGCCTCGCCGTTCGTGCCCATCAGCCAGTCCATCGCCTTTGGATCATCGATACCGGGCCACTCCTCCATGCCCTTCTTCTCTCGCATCTTTTCGTCAAACAATTTCTTATCAGCGGCAGGGATCTGATCAAGCTGATCAAACTGCTTCTGCATTGTTCGTGCGATTGGCGTAGAGAAATTGATCGAGTCCGGCCCCATCATGTTGACTGCGGCAAGCACCTCACGGCCAGTTTCCTCTGCGGCCTTAATGAACTTGTTGTGCTGTCCTCTAGCGATACCCTCACCGGAACCCCACCCTCGGCCAGTACCTGCGTGCAACTGCGGGAACTGGAACCCGCCTTGAACAGTCTCCTGCGGAATATCAATCCCCGCTACCGAATCAATCGTGCCTATCATCGACCTGTCAGACCTGACTGGGACTACCGTGTAGTCTTGTAGGTCTTCCATTGTCAGGTATCCATCCTGCCCAAGATCAAACTCACTCTGCTCTCTAACAGTCTGGAAGTTATTGTTACCGGCCAACTCTTCGCGGTGAGCGAATGCTGGGTTCTCGGTCAGCAGTTTGTCGTACTTCTTCGTAGCCGCCTTGACCGCTCGATCCGAATCGGTCTTGAGCATACCGTTCTGCATCAATCTAATGATGTCTGGAGTACCGTGCCGAATGATTCCGGCCTGAGCATCCTCTGGACTCATCATAGCCGCCGCGCCACCTAGCCCAGCAATCGGGAGTAGTGACATGGGGTCAGCAGAGCCTCGTTGCAATCCCTGAGCCTTGCGATCAGCGAAGCGTGTCTGAGCGTATGTGGTCAGACCCTTGCGTAGCCGGTTGTCCTTCGCCACGTTCGGGTGCTTGGAGATATCCAACAGCAATGGCTTGATGCCCTCGAAGTAGGTATCGCCGTTCTTGCCGCCGTCCGCCTTGCGTGCGTGCGTCGTCCAGTCGTTGTAGTTAGTGAAGTTCTTATCGTGGATGATGTTCTGCAAGTGCGTCTCAGGGGCGATGTCAGGCTCGCGAGACACAGCCTTACGCCATGCACTCACCACCCTATCCAGATCAATGCCCTTGGCGAGGGCGAGTGCTGGCCCCGCCTCCGCCTCTTCGGACTCACCCAAACCAAACAGTCCAGCTACTGCGGCACCGGCCTTCGGTGCCTGATCTTTCGCTATATTAAATAATCCCATTACAAGCCCTCCAACAATGATTGGCCGTCGAGCGACTTAGCCAGCTTCTTCTTGTCGATACCCTTCTTCGCGGCCATGCCGGTCAGGGTCGCTAAGGGGACGCCACCAAACGTGGTTGCCTCAATAGCGCCACCAACAGCACCCGGGGCGAGACCTCTCAGCCTTCGCACCAACTCAGCCGCAGTGCCACTAGGATTAACTGACTGTGGCGGCAGTGTGCTTATGGAATCAGCTACCTCTACTAAGTCGCGAAGGTTCTGTGCCTGCTTTGGCCCGAGAATGGCCTCCAGCTTCCCTGACTCATCCAAGTCTCTGACCTTCTTCTTAAACGTGCTTGCGGTCAGCAGTGGCGTGCCAGTGGTGTCTGATGTCTGGGTGCCGAATGCAGACTTTCGGATGTCGTTAAGGAAAGCGGTCTGCACCTGCTTCCAAGATGCGGCTCCCTCTGGGGTGGCGCTCATCGTAACCTTCAGTTGCTCTATCTCCTGAACGCTTGACTGTGCGACCTTAGACGCAACCTTCTCATCGGGGATCTTCTCGACGTTAGTTCTAGACCTGTTGCTAGCCAGACCAGACGCCAGCGGAGAGTCATCGAACTCGTCGTAGAACTGTCGAGCAATGCCACGCGCCTCTCGGTACTTGGCCCCAGCCGGAGTCTTGTCGAGCGTTTCATCGATAGTGTCGAGGAACATGCGACGCCACCTAGCCTGATTGGGCACGGAGCCGTCGTAGGTGTTGTTCACGTGCTTACGTAAGTCCTCAGCCTGACCGATAGTGAGAGGCTTCAGGTTACCGTCCTTGTCGATGATGTTCATCTCCATAGCGGCCTTGAAGATACTCTCGTTCTCCTTGGTGCCATGACGGAAGCGCCACGCTTCCTGCATCACGTTATTGAGTCCAGTGATCTCGGGGATCAGCATCTCGGTCTCGCCAGCCTCTTCTGCCGCCTTATAGGCCGCATCCTTCTCGGCCTTACGTTGTGCTCTGTACGCCTCCACGGAAGCCCTGACCTGAGCACCACGCTCTACGTTATCGGCAACGCCACCGGCACCGATATCTTCCTCCATAGCATCGAAGTTCCTGTTAGCAACGATCTGCTGGTTACGTCTGCGATCCTGCATCTCAATATTGTTATCACGAGCAATTTCGTGCTCTTCCTTCATCTGCTTCGCATCGCGGGTAGCCTGTCCACGGGTGAGACCTGAGTCGCCCTCGAACGGAATTGGCGTGCCCTGAGCCGTGGCAATACGCTGGCGGGCCGCATCAGTCTCTGCCGCACCCATAGACCTGTTGTTGGCCGGTGGGTCTGTGAGTCTATTCAAGCCCTCTCTGGCTCCCCTCACGGGGGCAGTAGCGGCCTCACCTGTACGTCTAGCCGCTTCTCGTGCGGCAGTACCAGCGCCTGCGCTGACGGCCATAGACCTGTAGGCAGGCCCAAGCGGTGAACCTGGCATCATAGCGAGTGGCTCAAGTACCCGAGCATCCCTATCAAAATCCATCACCGCCTCTGCGATAGGCTGAACAGCCGAACTGATGTCGTCCATCACCTGCCTGCCCTCTGGGGTATATGCCTCACCCTTCGAGAACTGGTCTGATACTTGACCCATCGTCTTCTTGACTGTGCTAACGCCCTCCTGAGTTCCGTATGTGCCATCCTGAACCGCGTTATAAATACCCTTACCGAATCCATAGGTAGCGCCAGCGATGGAGCCGCCCACGTTGCTAAGGTATGTAGACGCCGCGTCAGAGTAGCCACGGAAAGTTTTGAGTATCTCGGACTCAGGCGCGCCACTCTGATAGGTACTAGAGCGTACAGCCTTTATCTCGTTCGCGAGATGCTTCGCCGCCTTTGTATCTCCGGCGGCGTGGGCATTACGCAAAGCGCTTTCTAGTTTCTCTATATCTGCCATGACTACTCCGTTAGTCCGCGTACTGATCCAGTAGGTCGTCGGTCGATAAGGTGGGGCTGTAGTACAGGCTCTCATCCTCAATGCCCAACTTCTGGCCAAGCTGACGCTGGATAAGCATCATCTCCGCACGAGCCGCCTCATCACCCTGAGCAAAGTCCATCAGAGATGAACGAGACTTCATGGCCCACTTGGCTTCGTCTTCCGTTACCTGACCCTGTCCCTTCAGTTCGCCACGGGCGAACATGTATAGGATCGCGGATATCTTTTCGATCTGCGTCTGAGCGTTCTGACTACTCTGCATGAACGTGGGAGTTTGTGAGTCCACGGTTCCGTAGATAGAGTGGTAGTCGCCCTTGTTCAGCACGTCATTGATGGTGTCGAACGCGACCTGCATCTGTGGTGACTGCTGTCTCTCGGTCGTCTCTTCCAGCACTCTCTGCTTCGCCGCTTCCTGCGCTTCAGTAACAGCGCCAGCGTCACCGGCCTTCTGCTCTCTGGTCTGCCTTCCAGCAATCCAGTCGAGTTGTGCCCTCTCTTCTTCGGTAGCGTTGTCGTAGATGATCGCGTTGCGAGCCTTCTCATCCATACCCATAAACTCGCCGTAGGTCATACCAGCCTTACGAGCCTGCTCACCAACCCAAGTGCTGGAGTTGGTGTTGCCAATGTAGTTCTCAGTGAAGAAGTCACCGAGTTCCTTATTGGCGTCAGTGCCCATCGATATGTCACCGATAGTCGGGTTGTTAGGGTCTATCGCAGACAGCGCCGTCAACTCTCTGAGTTTCTCTTGCGCGTCTGTGTACGTTTCCATCTGAGCCGCATATCGAGCCTTGCCACCAAACATCTCTGGAAACAAGAATGGAGTCATGCCGGTCATGCCGCCAAGCAACATCTTGCCGAAGAACTTAGCGCTACCGTCTCGCTCTCTAGCCGCTTCAGTCCAATGCTGTGGCTTCTCAATATCCATGAGTCCACGCACTGCTGGTGACTGGGCTTGATCGTAATGCTTCTGTTGCACTCCTATCTCTGGTAACGATAGGAGGCCACGAGTCATCTCAGCCTCTTTTGTGAAGTCGCGTGCCATTATCGGCCTCCTTGCCCACCACCGAGGTTCTGGTCTCTCATGTAGTTGTTAATGTTAAAGCCGTATGGACTCTGACCCTGATTCGCGTAATAGCGTTGCTTCATCTCTGGAGTCATGTTCGCCATCCACTGAGGCTCTTGCTGTGGCGCGGCAGATGCCGCTGGTGCCGCTGGCTCATCCGCAGGGCCGTACTTAGCCTGCAAATCCTTAACGAAACCAGGGGTCTCGAACTGCATAGGCATACCGCCGACCGCTCTAGTAAAGTTGGCTAGAGCCGGATTGTCGGACATCATCTGCTGACCATTCTCGATCAGCCCACCTAGCACGTCCCCGAGGGCACCCATCTGCTGACTAAACATACCGTTGAATAGTCCAGCAGAGTCCTTGCCGGATACTGGGGGTAGCTTCTTCATAGCCGAGTCCATGTTACCTTCCGCGCTACTGCCGCCAGAACTGCTCTTGTTTTTACTTCTTCCGCCCATTGTATTTCCCCTTATCCTGCAAAACTGAAGCTAGGTGGTGCGATATTCCAGCCGCTTGAACTGCCGCTACCAGATGATCCACCGTAGTTGTTGTTGAAGCCCTGACTGCCAGACTGATTCATTCCGACGTTCATGCCGTTGCTGAATCCCTGACTCGCAGAACTGCTTGAGCCGCCGCCAGAGGATTGTCCCAGTACCGTAGGCCCACCAATGATCTGGCCGTAAGCGCCTGTAGCGTTCAGTCCTGCCATCGCTGGGTTGAACTGATTCATGGCACCCTGTTGCATGTTCTGAACATTACCTACACCGAACTGCTGGTTTCGATCCATCATCCCAGCAAGGTTCATCTGGTTCTGCACCCCTTGGTTGTGGGCTTGGAACCCTAGGTTGTTCATCCCCTGCATCGTGGCCTTGTCTACGTTGTTAGCCATCTGGTTTGCAGAGTTGTGATACCCAGACGAGCCTGACATCCCAGACGCCGCCGCACGGGCATCTAACCCGCCGAGGTTCTGTTGCTTAATCTGCTGGGCGTCGTTCATCATGTCGCCCTTCAGGGCGTCCACATAACTGTTAGGGCCGACCTGACCCTGTAACTGTTGGGCGTAGCCACCATTCATCTGGTTGCCGTAGCCGCCACTCGCCTGATCGTATGCGCCGGATACCTGATTCTGTACCTCGGGTTGCATACCGTTGATCGAGTCAATGGCCTGACCGTACTGGTCAGTAGCAGAGCCGTAGACGTTCTCTAGGGCCGGTTGCTGTGCGCCCCATACGTCCTGCGAACTCTGATTGAAGTTGCTACTACTAGAATTTGAGTTCTGGCCAGATTGGTTAACACCGTAGTTAACCCCGACGCTGGAACTGGCATTGACGCCATTCCCCGCCTGCTGGCTGTTACTCGTTTGCTTGCTTTTGTTCTTCCCGCCCATGAGTTAACTCCGTAGGTCTTTCCCAAAAATGATTTCTCTGATTTCCCATCCCACCTTGCTAACTGCGTATTCCACAGCGGGCATCTGGCATGAGCGTGTCTCTATCCGTGAACAGTTAAGCTGTCTGGCTACCTTCTCGTAGAAGTCCGCGAACGTCACAGCGTTCGCTCCTCCGCGCTCCTTCGCCCATGAGAGCCACAACAGGAACGTGGTGTCGCCAGTAAACTCATCCGTTTCGATGGTGGCCACGTTGAAGAAGTTAGGATGCACCCACAGTTGGCTCTCGCCTGATAGAACACTGTGGTAAACGTCTTCCGGCCTAAAGGTGAGGTTAGTATCAAGATGCAGAATCTCTTCGATTGCTGGCTTGATCCAGTGCCACTCCTCTCTAATATTCGCTACCCGTGGGTAGACAATTAATCCAGCGTCAACTTCTTCCATACGATCTCTCCTTGATCCTCAACGCATCCGTAAAATCCTTTTTCACGGACATAAACTATTGCTCCGATTTCCCGACGTAGCGGCATGTCGCCGATAACGGGTGCGATGAAACGCGACAGGTGCGAATCAATTCCGAAGAACTGACGGTCGAGATACTCAGCGAGAATCTCATCCGTCTCCTCTGGTACTGGCTCTGCTCTATAAGTCATCGCGTTCCACTCGGTGACCACTCCACATCCACACCGCTGATGTTGAAGTTTCCGTTAGCTGGCCCTTCAGCACGCCACGAGTGAAGTTCACCCGTAGTCCTGACATCGATCTTGCGTTGCGTTGCCGGACTGAAGTCTCTTTTGTCGCCTGCCCATCTAGCGGCGTCACCAGCGTAGTGGTGTGAGCCGACAGACATCTTGATCGGGGTCTTGCCCTCGACCTGTGGGTACAGGCGCGTGACAGTGCTCACGTCATCGTGGCCGACTATCGGTAGGTGAGTCCGCTCGATGAAAGTAGTGAGACCTTCTTCGTGCGGGTTCTGCGTGTCGATGTTGTAAACGTCAGGGCCGGATGATCCGATCATAACGCCATCGAACGCCTGCCTGTTAGCAGTCGCCCATGTAGTACGCTCGTTAGCCCAGATGCCCTCCCAGTCATCCCACGCACTAATAACTGTGGGCTGGTTGCCGTAGCAGGCGTGTGAGAACGTGCGCTCAGTGCTGAGGTCTCTCAGCGACCACGTGTCGTCGCGGTAGTTGAAGACGTAAGCCATGTTAGGTTCGTCGTAGCCTTCCTCGGGTACGCAGAACCAGACCTCGCCCATCATCTTGTTGTGTGCCGCGAACGACGTGTGACGTGCGTCCTCGTTCAGCGTGCTAGCGAATCGCTTGCGTAGTCGATTGTGGAGCAGGCTCTGGGCTTGGTTACCGTCGAACACTAGGATATCTTCATTCGATATGAAGTAGTGGCGGCCCGATACCTCGACCAGTGCGTCCCGACCGATCAGGCCAGCGTTCTGTGAGACAGTCCTTCTACGCCATACGAGCGCGTCACCTGTAAAGTCCAGGACATTTAGTGCCTTCTCGCTGTAGATAACGAAGCTGTCACGCAGGCTCTCCGCCCCGACGATCTTGCCGCCGCGACCGAGTGTCAGGTAACCGGCTAGGCTGGACGGATCAACGTCCGGCCCTTCCCACGTGTAGGGTACGCCGTTAGGCTCGCAAGGGTGCGACCACCGGACTCTGTCCTCGTAGTAGGTAGAGGCACCCGTCACGGGATCTGGCTCAGTCATGCCTAAAGCAAAAACGAAATTCTTGTGCGACTGCATTATACGAGCGTAGACGCCTCGGTCTTCCCAGAGGTCTCCGCCGAATACCCAAGGTAGCTTGATGGCCACCTCAGCGTTGGCGTCCCAGTCAGTAAAGTAGACCGGATTAACCGACGCGTTATTGATGAAGGTGACCTGACCGATCTGACAGCTAGTCCACGCGTGCTCATCTACTTCGCTATCGAGTCGCAGTACCGTGTGGAACTTCTGATCGAAGTAACTCTCGATGGTGCTGTCAGTGCATACAAGCCACGTGCTGTTACCCTCGAAGTCATTGCTCTGCATGATGTGGCCAATGTCGCCGCTAGCCGATCCGGCAGTGTTGACGATCTGCGATCCACCTGATGCCTGAATCTTGCCAGACACAACTCGGAAGTTGCGTCCGTCTGTCAGAGCGTTGGGCGGCAGATCCCACGGAGCCACATCAGATATGACCCCGACTTCACCTATGCCGCGTACATTGATAAGCATTACGCTTGGTTCTCCACCTTATACGAAAGTTCCTTAACAGCCTCCAGTAGAATAACGCAGAGCCGTGAGTAATCCACGGCTAGGTATCCGTTCTCTGTCTGCTGTACCGCCTGCGGGAATACCGCCTGAACTTGTTGTGCTGAGACGCCCGCCATTTCCATGTAAGGCATCCCACACTGCACGCCTTCCTCGTTAGGGACATACGTGAACGTGTCGAGAGTCTTGACCTTGTCGAGGGCGTCGGTAATGACTGCCGTCTTATGCTTCAGTCTCTCATCGGACTGGCTGACCACGTTGCCGCTTGCCGTAAGGTTCGCGCAGGTGATATTGCCAGACGTGTCGATCTTTACGTTCTCGGTCTCGGCCCACTTACCAGCCACGTTGTGGATGATGGAGCCTTGAGCCAGTTCGGGGTAGTAGTTGGGTGCCTGCGGCCCTTTGGCCTCTGGGAACGTATTCTTTAGCACCGTCTTAATCAATCTCAAGTGGTCATCGCCCATCGAGATCGAGTCATTAGCCGTTGGCCATGCCTCATCTAGATCCGTAACAT